GTAATGCTTTTAGGAATAAACGCACAAAAAAGAATAAAAGAGAAAAGAGTTATCGAATAAAAAGTAAAAATATGAAATTAAAGTTTAGATATAATTATAAAAATAGAACACAAAAAGGGGGTGTGAAGCGTAAGCGTAGTGGTTTTTTTCCAGAGTGGGACGACAATAGTGGGGATGAGGCATCACCAGACAGTCATTTCACACCACGCCGCCCTCCTCCTCCACGGGTGTGGAAGTTTGAAACCGAAGAGGAAGCAGCTAAAGCAGAAGAGGAATTTTTAAAAAAAAAGGATGAAATTTGTAAAAACATGAAAGAAGTTATAACCAAACGATATAATGATACACTCGGCTTATGGGAGGAAATTAAAGAATCATTTAAATGCGGGATATGTGACATCTCACACGTACAATCAGATATTAAAAAATGCATCAATCCTAAATGCGCTAATGGTATGTGTAAAGGATGCCTGTATAAAACTTCGCAACAAAAAAATCCATATGGCGTTTTAAAATTTAAAATTCTTGAAGATATTACCTGTCCATTTTGTAGAGGGTATTATCCCGAGGAAATACACGCCGAAATTCATAAATGTCAAACTGACATTAGTGAAAAGATTCGAATGGTACATAATTGGTATAAAAAACGGTATGACAGTGACAGCGGCAGTGACAACCGCAGTGACATGCAGATAAAAAAAGCGATAAAAAAAGCGGTTGAAAAAAAGTATATGGAATCACTTGATACCCCTTCGTCTGGATATGATATAATGCAAGATCACATAGATAAGATAACGCGCACACATCGCGACGTACTAGCCCATATAGACAAAGTATGTTCTCAATTAAAATCTAATGATGCGATAGACCCAACACAGACGGTACTTGATTCGATAACTAATATTCTACGTAACAACGACAGTGAGTTTTTAAGGTTAATTGATACGTTATTCCCTTCGACTTTTAGTAAAGTCCCTTCGGGTTATACTAAGTTTGATAGTATATTTAGTCCATTGAGCTTTCAGCCACCTGCGGCAACCGCGCCAGTACTAACGGATAAAGAAAGAGACGCAATAAAAGTTGGTCTTATTTCCACGCCTTCGCTAAAACTAGAAAACAACGTTTCTTAAAGCTCGAATTAGAAAGATGTGCACCCGCAGACGTGTGCGGCGTGTAATGCTGCGCAGATTTGAGATGGTGCCCCCGACTTCGGAGCGAGCTGGCTACTTCTACGACAAGTTTAAATCGGCGATCGCGCAACGCCTACCGGTATCATATTTTATATGAAACTGTCTCGTTTCGGCATTTACGCTTTTTATTACCTATATACTTATAACATCCACCTCCCATCGACCGTTTATTTGCTCTCCATGCTAAACTCGCATCATTAAAATCAATATTTACTTCAAATATATCCAATACAATATGGTCACTGATAACAATATCACTATTTCGTTTAGATTGACTGCGGGTTTGCATAATAATATAATAATAATTAACACGAATTATCTATATTGTTTATTATTATTATTATGTAAAAAATTGAATCCAATACAATCAACCCAGCAAAACAAAACAAAACAACAGCAAACCACGAAACAAAATAAAAATGGGAATTCGGAATTTGAATATGTTCTTGAAAACAAATTGTAAAAAAGCAATTAATCGTACTTCATTGAAAAACTTATCAGGGAAAAAAATAGTAGTGGATATTAGTATTTACATGTATAAATATGAAAGCGAAGATTGTTTAATCGAGAATATATATTTAATGATTGCCATATTTCGGCAGTATAATATAATTCCCATCTTCATTTTCGACGGGAAATCTCCTACTGAAAAAAAAGAACTAATACAAAAAAGGAGAGAAGATAAAATGGATGCAGAAGCAGAATATTATAAATTAGATCAACTGATAAAAAATCCACCACCAAACAACAATATTTTAGAGGATACAAAAGATATATGCGCGCTAATGGACGCATTGAAGAAAAAATGCGTTTATATGAATCGCAATAAAATAAAAGCGGTAAAAGAATTGATAATCGCATATGGTTGCACTTATTATGATGCAGTGGGCGAAGCAGATGAAGTTTGTGCAATGCTGGTCATAAAAAATATTGTATGGGCGTGTTTAAGTGAAGATATGGATATGTTTGTATATGGATGTCCGCGCGTATTAAGATATTTCAGTTTGGTTAATCATAATGTTGTGGTATATGATACTACTGCGTGTCTAGAAATATTGAAGATGACTCAAAAAGAATTCAGAGAAGTCGCCGTTATATCGGGCACTGATTATAATGCAACCGCCAATAATTTATATAATATGATAAAAATGTTTAATACATTTCGAACCGACTCTAATAATAATAATAATACAAACAACTTTTATAAATGGTTACATGAAAATAAATACGAGAATAATATTGATTTATTACAAAATATTTGTAATAAATTTAATTTAGATGACCGGGCTGGAGAATATACACAAATAGAACAGTTACATATTATAAATGGTCCTATATTAAATGACCTATTACGTCCCATTTTAATTGAAGATGGGTTTATCTTGTAAAGCGGTAATAAGTATTTCATCAATACTCGTCAAATAATAAAAAAAATTGATGTTGTATTTATTACTTATAATCGCATAATAATAATCGCATAATAATAATCACATAATAATTATGGAAGTAGATCGGATACGTAGAATACAAAATGACCATTTACAAGAAATAAAACAAAAATATACCATGGATAGAAAGTGTGGAGTATGTTATAACAATTTCATTGACATAACATTGGACGAATATCACGCCACAATAGACAAGGTGCGAATGCAATATGGTGAATACGTAGCACTCCGGGCTGAATTGGCATTTTCAATTCAATTATGTTTTAGTAACAGATTTGTTTGCTTAACATGCAAAGATAATAATATTTGTTTTGGTTGTTTAGCCGAAATAACGAAACGTAAAACAATAATATATCCTGATTGCGAAAAAATTATTATAGCTAAATGTCCGTTTTGTAGAACTGATAAGGTGCTTATTCCTATTGGGGTGTTAGATGATATAAAGCGGATTAGATATCTTGTTGTTCCAAAACCGGATACACAAGTGTAATTTGGATGAATATTTGAAATATAGTGGAGCTGAAAAAGAAATAAAATAATAGTTTTTTATAAATATAATTTATAAAAAAATCGACAGGTGAATAATGGGTAATGGGTTTATTTTATTTTTTATTGTTTTTATTTTAGAGGATAAATAATTATACCGAGCTGGTGGCCGCCGCTGCGGCGACAACTGCCTTGACAGACTTGGCGAAATGGGGGCTCATGTATCTCTGGAGGTTGAAATAAGTGAGCTCCTCGGCCCCACTGAGCTTGAGCAACGAGCTGAGCTTCTGGTCGGGGTTAATAATGCGACCATTTGAAGGATTCTGGAGATTGTTGTCGCGGATATACGTGTTAATATCATGAGTCACTGCAGTTCGCGCCATCTCCGTACCCTTCTCCTTTCCAAGAAAAGAGGCAAGATCGTCGCTGATGCGTGTGGGCTTAACAAATCCACTTGGCGCACGGTTGCCTGCCTTGCGCTTTCTTCGGGAAGATTGCTTTTGGGCGGCCTTAAGCTCGCGAGACCAACGTCGCTCCATTGCACGATACTCGATCTTCAATGCGGAGATCAAAAGGCTCGCTTGTTGCAACTTGGCAACAAAATCAATGGATTGTTCGGCAATTGGGGTCTCTGCGTCTGCTGCGGCAGCGACAACCTCCTCGCTGGATTCGGTAACTGATGTTGTAACTGATGTTGTAACTGATGTTGTAGGAGCGACCACTACTGGGGTCTCTACGGACGCAGTCACGGAAGCCTTGGGCTTCTTGGTTCTGGGAGCCTTGGTGGTCACCGGGGTTTCGCTTGAGGTCGCCGTAACTGAGGTGTCGGGGGCAGATGAAGCAGGAACGGATGAAGAAGGAGTCTCGGTGGCAGGGGAGGAAGTCTTGGTTGCTTTTGTTCTTGTCATATTATATACTATCTAAACAATATGTTTTTAAGCTGTTTAACGCATAATATATATTATTATTATTATATGTGGTTGTAATACATCATAATAATAATAATAATATATTCAATTTTTCCTAAATAAAATAAACAAAATTTTCCAGAATAATCAATGATATGAAACAGATTGATATAACCATGGAATAGCTAATGCGGCTACCGGATTTACCAATGTTAATGCGCCTAAAATATAATATGCACCCAAAGATTTATTGTCATTGGTTATACCATTATTTACCATTTTTTCCAAAACATCTAATATAATTTTTCGTAATACATCAATATTATTTACGTGCATAATATAATCAATATTAATAATTCTAAATGGATCGCCTATAGGAGGACAAATGGCGCGTTTCACTGCCTCGGATAGCTGTGCGCGATAATTCCAAATATCAATTAATTCTCTTAAAAACTTTATTAGTTGTGGTCTCTGCAATAGCGAAAACCATGTATGGTCGCTATAATTTCCTAAAGAATTAATATGCTGAAACAAATCCAATGTTCTCAATTCGACTGATTTTTGAGGAGTTATATTCACCAAATCGTTCGTTATATTAATTTCAATCACGATTTTCAATATTTTACTTATTCGAACTAATTTCAATATATTTTGAATTACTAATTGTGGAATTTCGTTCCTATTATACGGATTTTTCACAGCGGGGCTATCAGATTTTAAAAATAAATTATATAATGAAATAATATCAAATCCGTATATAAAATTATCTACATCAGTGTAACTAAAAAATTGGGATGCCGACAAATCTTTTAAATTATCACCACTTAAAAAATCCGTGTCATTTGTACACCGGTGTCTATGTAATAGCGCCGGACCACGTAATCTAGTACATGTTCTAACCAATCGTCCTTTGAATATTTTTTGAATATTTATAACTCCAGTGGATAATTTTAAATGGAGATATAGCCTGATTGTTAATTCGTTCTTGGTACCGGCAATTTTAATTTTATATTTTTTTGCGAATTCTTTTAATTGAATTACAGAATAATTTATTTCAAATAAACAATTATAATTATTCATTGATGGATGTGGGATAGTATCAGTTGGTTTTGATAATGATCGCGATGTTTTTGGTATTTGTTTTTTGCATTTTTCATGTATTAAATTCATATACTCTGCAAATTTAATACATTTTGGCGTACTCATAATGTGATTTGTGTATTATATATTATACGATATAAAATCTTTTTGAGTTGTTTTTATTTCTATTATTATATGGATCAAGAAACGGATAATTGAATAATTGAATAATTGAATAATTGGACACCCATACGGTCACGTCCATTATCATCCATGCCCAAATTTTATAATTATATTATTTTAAAAAAAATTGATTTAAAGATAACTGATATAATAAAGCATAACCAAGTAGCAAGTAAGAAGAAGATAAATCTAAAAATGGCAGAGACTATTGTTGACGGAACCCAGTTTAATGTTGAGAATATTCGTTATTCCGCCCCTAAGGCAGGGGGGTCTGGCGGAAAGAGTGTTAATATTTTGAATAAGCTCACCAATTCTGGGCTGAGAATGTCCACCCCACTTATGCTCACATGGGGGGCAAGTGATTTTGTGGATGAGAAGACGGGCAAGGGAAATGGAAAATACGAAATGTCGTTGCAATTCCCTAGTTCCGAATATAAGTCGGAAGAGACCGATGCGTTCTTTAACACGATGAGAAATTTTGAGAATAAGATTAAGCAAGATGCATTGATTAATTCTAAGGATTGGTTTGGTAAGGTTCATAAGAATTCCGAAGTAGTTGAGGCACTTTGGACACCTATGTTGAAGTATAGTCGCGATAAGCTTACCGGTGAGCCCGATTTGTCAAAGACCCCGGTATTGCGTGTCAAGCTTCCTATTTGGGAGGGAGTTTGGAAGTGCGAGATTTATGACGAGGATGATAATAAGATGTTTCCAAATACCGCTAATCCATGTGTAACTCCATTGGATTTTATTCAAAAGGGAATCAATGTTGCAGTATTGATGCAGTGTGGGGGATTATGGTTTGCTAATGGAAAGTTTGGAATTACCTGGAAGCTTATCCAGGCAATGGTCCAAAAGCCAAAGGCATCTTTGTCGGGACGATGTTTTATCAAGTTGAAGCCCGCTGAAAAGGAGAAGTTGAAGATCACTACATCGATGCCGGTTGAGTTTGAGAGTGGTGGAGGAGATGAGGAGACGGGTGGAAATAATGTCGATGTCGAAGTGGAAGACTCTGATGAAGAGGAGGAGGAGGAACCGGTTGCTATTACGGTATTTGCTGCAAAGTCCGTTCCTACACCCGTTCCTACACCCGTTCCTACACCCGTTCCTACACCCGTTCAACTTGCAGTCAAGGTGCAAGTGGCAGAAGCTATTGAAGAGTTGAAGGAGGAGCCGAAGAAGGCAGTCAAGAAGATTATTAAGAAGAAGGTCGCTGTAGGCGCAGAAGCTTAAAATAAATAAATAGTTTTGTTGTTGTCTTGTTTTGTTGTCTTGTTTTGTTGTCTTGTTTTGCCTGCTTTGTAATAAATAAAAAGTAATAATAAATAATATTATTTTTTATTTTGTTTTTCTCCATGTACAAACATTATTTATATTTGGCGTAGATGTATACCATTCGCCATCATTTCCCATCATATTTTTTCCGCAATATGCATTGGCTTTATATGGCGGAGACATGCGATTTTTGTATTTTTTTTGCGTGGTTTGCTTAGATTTTTTCCCAGAAACATCTTTGATTTTTTTAGTCAATGTTTTTTTTTCTTTATCCGACAATTCTAAAGTATTTGTTTTTGATTTTAGTGCATTTTTTATATTCCGTATCCACGTAGTTTTACATGTCCCAACACATTCTTGTTTTCCGATTTGAGATAATATTTTCATAGCATCTTTATACTTTCCAATAAATGGCATTTTCTTATAATAATAATAGATAAAATATTTGGTGTTATTCAACAAATCTCAATTTTATAATAATGTCGCCGCAAGATTCAATGTTATATAAATCCAATATATTTGTTTCTATAATCTGTGAAATACCCTGACCTTTAAAAATATAAGTTTGAACAGGCTTACATAATAATTTACAAATGGGTACACTTATAGACTTTTTACCTATTAAAATAACTATACATTCTTCTTTCAAGAGAGAGAAAGTAAATGAAATATCTGGTAATATAATATATAAATTATTATTTTCATCAATACTCATATTATCCGGTAAATCGGGAATACATTTAACAATGATTTCACTGTCATTTGGACCGTCGAAATATAATTCACTATGCCATAATGGAACATAATACGTTTGACCATCTATTTCCAATTTATAAATATTATTCTCGATAATATCGGTTAATGTCGGATTTAAAATATAGATTTGCACATTTTTATATTTTTCAAGAATAATGGTTTTTATTTGTTCAAGCAATTCATCGTCTATATGTAAAAACGTTTTATATTTAAACATAAAATTATACACCGATATCGCACTTTCTTTGTCCAAACTATCAAATACTTTTCTCGAAATAGTCGAATATCCATTACTTAGTATAGTTTTAATGACAGATGATATATATTCATTTTTCATTAACCCGTCTACAAATAGACTTGCCATATACGAAAACATATATGTTGCTGTTTTATTATTATTATTATTATTATTATTGTTATCACTATCACTGCCACTGCCACTATCACTACCACTACCACCATCATTATCTTCTAAATTACCAATTTCTCTCTTTAGAATATCATAAGCATCATTTATTTGTTGGAATTTCTGGGTAGATTCTATTGTATTTCCATTTTTATCTGGATGATTTCGTAATGCTAATTTATAATATTGTTTTTTTAAAGATGGTAATGTAATATTCACCGATGCATCATTATTATACTCTAATATTTCCAATGCTTTTTGCAGATCCATTTATTAGTTTTATTGTTTTATTATTTTTAAGCTCTTATATTTTTTAGATCTTTTATTTTTATTTTTTACGTTTTTATATGATTTAGATCGTCTATTTTTTTTATTTTTCTGTCCGCCCTGACAACAAATTCATTATATAATAACATAACATAAAAATAAAACGGTTTCGTCATCCTCAAAATTCATGTATAACAGAGATCAAATATAAAATATAGTTTTCTAAATGGTAAATGGGGCGATAATTATTATTATAATACTGGAAAAATGTATATGTTTTTATCATGACTTTTTCAAGATCTTTCTCGTGCAATTTATTTTTATGTGTAAGTGTTGAAATAATATACCATATACAATCATTAATATTCAAATTATAAATAAATATATCGTATAATAAATCACGAAATTTCAAGAATTTAAGATCATCGACATTTATCATAACTTCAACAATTTTATCACAAATAATTTTATATGGTTGGTGAATTAATTCACATATATTAGATCGCACATTTTTAATATTGATTATATTTTCCAACGGCGATGTAATACAAATTGGATATAAACATTTATTATACATTGCTTTTGTTGGACGCGGAATGTTTATAACTTCACAACAATTTAAAATATTATCAGGAATAAAACTAATTTCTTCTGTTAATAAAATAAATTTCAGATTTACTGAACATAATGTATTTTGTTGCATATAACTATAAAAATTTTCCAATAATTCACTATGAATATGATGAAAATTTTTACATAAAACTATTCCAGTTTTTTCGGGCTTTGTCGAAATAATATCAATAAGTTGTATGTATATGTCATGCCACAATAATTTAGAGTTGCATCCTAATAACGATATGTCTATTTCATAATGGATATCACTAATTTTGAAAAAATACGTTTGTTTATTATGTGTAATACTTATTTTTTTTTCATATTTTAATTCAGATGGACTATATTGTTTAATTGATTTTAATACTTGCGTATATTTACCTACGCCACTTGGACCATAATATATTAAATTTTTAAGATCGTTTATTTGTTTTGGAAATCGTTTGAATATTTTATCTAATTTTGGATGTAAGTTTGCTATTTTATTTGCATTGATATATTCGTCAAAATGCGTTTCAAAAAATTTCATTATTATTACTATTATTACTATTATTACTACTACTATTATTACTACTACTATTATACAACAAATATTCTTTATCCTATTTTACGCGCACAATTATTATGTTATGTAATAAGGTTAAAAACAAAATAATAATATACTATATAATGCATCTAGTAAAATTACCGAGCCAATTTGATATAAATCACGTTTATTTCTGTGACCCGATAAAAAATAATATAATGAATGATGGATATTTTATAAGAATTATATATTCAACCCCACATATGACATTAAACGGTATTAATTTATTATTGAATTTAAATGATATTCGAGTTGAAAAATATTATACAAAATATAAATGTTTTTTTAATATTAATTTACACAAAGAATTAATCGAGCAAATTAAAACAATAGAAGAAGACATATTAAAAGGGTATAATATTTATAATAAAATACCACAATTTAAAGTATTTGAACAGCTGAGATGCGGCAATATTAAAATTTTTTCCGAAAATGTCGAAATAATGGACTCGGATTTATTTATGTTAAAAATGTCGGGGATATGGGAAACGGAAACACAATACGGGATAACCTATAAGTTTTCAAAGCTTACCGGGGTATAAATTATCCGTCGGTCGAATAAAAGGTAAGAATAAGATATACTGTATATATCGATACCGCATTGAGTATAGATAACAATATAAGCATGAGACTGGTTGAACTTGGTATAGAATATTCCGTCTTAAATTGAGGTTTAAGTGTCGCGTAATGAAATACGATGAATTGGATTAACATTATTATAGAAGATATTTGCGAAAAAGTATAATACCCCGACGAAACATGTCCTCCAGAAATTCGATCAAAATAAATACCCAGTAAATATAATATGTAAATAATAAGTCCCATAATTGTCAACAATGGACCAATAGTATATAACATATTTAATCCGGTACTTGATGTTTTTTTTATCTGCGGCATCTGCATACTATTTACTAAATATCCCACCATTATTATTAATCCGGCAATAATGAAAGAATAACCAGCCATAGTCCCCGCTAAACTAGCACCTGTCAAACAAAACAATATAATTATGCCAGTAATTATCAATGAATAATAAACATTGGGCATAACCGAATTAATATATGAAGAAGGATCCATTGCTATACTATTATATTTTATATTTTATTTTCTTTTTCGTTACCGTTCTTTTCCATCCTTTTATTTTTGACATCTTCTCGTTTCTTCTGTGCTTCCGCCATTGCTTCTGCCATTCCTGCACCTTTACGTAATTCCATTGCAGATTTTCCGCCACCTGAACATTTTTCCGATTCTTGTTTTGCTAAATGTTTTGCGCGAGATGTTGCCGTTTTTTGTGCATTTCCGCCACCCATTTTATTTTTGATATGATATGATATCAAAATAAAATAAAATAAAATAAAAATAAAATTTAATCTAAAATCAATATAAATATAAATAAGTATAAATATAGTATACAGCAATGAGCCGATTCAATGTATCAACAAATCACCCGCTTATCCCAAATTCGCAGGAATATATGTATGAACAACAATTTATATCTATTAATTCCGAAGATAGAGATGTAGTGAAATATCCAAATTCAAGTGATTTTATTATTGAATTGCCACAAGATTATTGTAATGTTCAAGGTCTTAAATTAAGTTCATGGTCATTTCCATCGAATCTAGATGTTTTTTCAACACTGCAAAATAATATAACCATGACATTTAGAATAAATAATCCGTATAATCCAGGACTATTCATGAACCCCGATCCATTACTAAATATAATGTTTGTCGCGCTTTATGCTCATATTAACACCGATTTTACAATTGTTATTGAATCGGGGGTCTATACAAATAGCCAAATGGCGACTGAACTTACGAATCGGTTTAATGATGTTGTCACGACTTATATTAGCGATTATATTAGTGTAAATAATCCATCATTATTATCCACGTTTACAGCGACGGGGTATGATCAATTTGTTATTTTGTTTAATGCGGTTGGTTTGAAATTATGGTTTGGCAATAAAAGTTCCGGATTTATATTAACCAACGATTCTCCTATTTATATCACCTCTAATATTTGTGCAAACTCTAGAACATTGCCTAGTTATACTAATTGGGGATTGCCCGCCTTTTTAGGATTTACCCGTGTTCCTGCAGTTAGTCAAGAATCTGTAAATAATGTGTACCCGCGATTTTTTTACGGCGATGCTATTTTTCCGGGAGATGGGGGATTTTGGTTAATTCCAGACCCTGCTTATTTAGGTGCATCTGTATATTATTTAGAAGCGCCATTTAAAACAAATTTATCAGGGCCATTGTTTTTCTTTATGGAAATCGCGGGATTAAATCATATAGATGAAACAATCCCATATTCGCTTAATGAATTTACAGCGCATACAAATGAAACTAACGGAGTTGTAAAATCATCATTCGCTAAAATATTAATTTCGGATTTTTTACAACGATCGACATGGATAAATGAAATAAATACGTTGAAAATATATAACCCCCCTGCAGAACGTATCCGTAAACTGAAAATTAAAATGAGATACCATAATGGTGATTTAGTTGATTTTAGTAATAACACGTATTCATTTTCCCTTGAATTTATGATTTTTAAACCACAGAATAAAAAAACCACTAAGATGTATACCCCTGAAAGTATCACCAATTCAGTTAACTAACCAACTAACCAACTAACTAACTAAACAATCTTATATTTCTCTGTGATCCAATTTTTAAATGTTGTTTTATCATACCCAACAACATCTTCATCGAATCCATCAAGACCAAAAAATTGGGGTTTTTTCATTTTTGCAGTTTTGTAGAAAATATAATTTCCTCTCGGTCCTTTTCTAATACTAATATTATCCGTTATATGTCTAATAATATTTGTGCTTTGTACTGACCCTGCTACTGACCCTACTACTGCCCCTACTATGTCATCCTTATTCAATATTTCCAATACATCTTCATACCCGATATTT